GAACCAAAATCAATAGATGAACTAAGAGGATTAGGATTAAGACATATCACAGGAGCATTAAAAGGAAAAGATAGTATAAACAATGGTATTCAATTTATACAAGACTTTGAAATAATAATACATCCTAGATGTGTAAATTTTATAACAGAAATAAGTAACTATACTTGGGACGAGGACAAGTTTGGAAACAAAATAAATAGACCAATAGATGATTTTAATCATTTAATGGATGCAATGAGATATGCAGTAGAAAAATATATAAAAGGACATAGAAATATGGGAATGACAAATCAACCATTTATAAGAATGTAACATCTACTAAAAAGTAGGTGTTTTTTGATTGGAGGAAACAATGTTAAGATATAGTAAAGAAAGATTAGCAGAAGAAAGAAGCATAACAGATATATATTTTAAAGCACAATTAGAACTAGATGTTAGAAAAGAACTATATGAAAAATTCAGAAGAAAATTAACAGATGAAGAACTTGCAAGTTTAGATGATGAAGATATTAAAGTACCACTAGAAAGATATATATCAGTTATGTCAGCTGGTTATTTTGGAGGAAAAGCACCAACATATAAAGTAAAAGCATTTAATGAAGATAAAGATAAAATAATCAAAGAACTATTTAATCACGAAACTAATGATGAACAAGAAATAAAAGAAATAGAATTACTTATAAAGCACATAACAGATTATAACAAAGATGGTTCACATTTTTTACATATGGTATTAGATTATTTAATAAAAAGAGCATGTTATGAAATATATTATAAAGATGAAACAACAGGAGAAATAACAATAGCAAGAAGTGATGCATTAGAAACAGTTGCTATATGGGATTATTCATTACCTAAAAATTTAATAGGTTTATATAGAATAATTCGTACATATATGGCAAATGGTGAATATCAACAAATGGTAGAATTAACAACAGCAGATGGAAAAAGATATTATTACGATACACCTGAAAAAAGAAAGATGTTTGGTACACCTGCATATGAACAAAAATTCAAAGACGAACCATTATTTAAAGAAAACGAAAAAGAAAAACAACCTAAAAAATGGGATGATGATATACCAGCAACGGCAATAGAAAATTGCGATGGAATGGCAATATTTGAACCTGTAATAAGTTTAATAAAAGCATATGAAAGATGTATTCAAAATTCAAGAAATGTATTTAAGTATAATGATGAAGCAATATTGAAAGTTATAGGATATCAACCAGAAAATCCAATGATTATCCAAAATGAAAAAGGCGAAGACATTATAAATCCAGCAAGACAAAAAGAAGATGAATATGTATTAACAAGCAGAGTTAGGTATCTTGACGGAAATAAAGATGTAAATAGTGATATAGCATGGGTTGAAAAAAATGTTAATGATACAGCATTGCAAAATCATAAAAAGACATTAATGGATATTATATGTTTATGCTCATTCTGCCCTAATATGACAGACCTTGGATTTACATCAGCAGATAATAATTCAGCACTTGAAAAGAAATTCTTTAGTTTACAACAATATATAGCAACATTCGAAGGAGATTTTCTTGAAGGATTAACAAGAAGATGGAGAATAATATTAGAAAAATTCAATAAAGAAAAAGGTAAAACATATGACTTTAGAGATATAGAAATAAAACTAAATAGAAATTTGCCTTCTGATAAAGCGACAGACATAACAAATGCATTGAAAGTAAGAGGCTTATTACCAGATGAAACAGTTATAAATTTATTAAATCTTGATTTAGATGCAACAAGCGAATTGGCAAAAATGGATTTACAAAACGAAGAGAACATTCAGAAAAATCTAGAGCAAATGCAAATGATGGGACAAGCAGGAGTAAATGAGCAATCAAATGACAATCCAAATGAAAGTAATAAGAATAAAGACGACAATAAAGTAACAGATTTAACAGTACAACAAAAAGCACAGAAATTAACAGCAGACAACAAGAAAGAGCAAACTAAGGCAGTTAATAAGCAAATTAATAAAGAATAGAGGTGTTTTATATGTGGGAGCAACATGATAGCTATATGAAACAATTAAAACAACTATATAATAAAACATCAAAACAAACTCAAAACAAGCTTCAAGAACTACTAGATACTTTTAGTTTTACATCAGAGAATATATACAATATAGCAGACAATAAAACTAAAAAAAGAATAAATATTTATATAGAGTCTTGGAAAGAACAAGGACTATTAAAAAATAATAATTACTTTAGTGTATTAGCAAACAATATTTATAGAAGAACACGAGTAAAGAATAGTGAAATACTAGAATTACTTATTTATAGTGCATACGTAGAAGAACAAAACAAACTTGAAGAGCAAGAAAAACAAATAATGTATGAAGATACAAATTATTACTATGAAGAAGGACAAAAAGAAGTAAATAAAAAGAAAAAGTCATCAATAATTCCGATGGCTTTATTTCTTGCATTATTAGACCAACCTAATTACAGTGGATTTAATTGGAAACAATACATTGAAGTTACAATGCAATATAATGCACAACAGATATACAAACAAGCAATTTTAAATATACAACAACAAAAAGACCTAGAAATTGATTCTAGTGAGTATCAGAATATAATAAACAAACAGAATAATCAAAGACTTAATATAAATGGCAATAAAATATCAGGCTATATGGATTTAACAATGATAGGATTAAATAACTTAGCAAAAGTTGAAGGTATAAAGTCAACAACAGAAGATAATTCAAAAGTTAGATTTATAGCAGTAGAAGATGACAAAACAACATTGATGTGTGATAGTTTAAACAATCTAGAGTTTTATATTAACAAAGAAAATGTATTTGAAAGATATTATGGTGAGACACAAAAAGAGCTAACAATACAAAGAATTAGATGTAATGGATTAGTTTTAGGTTTAAATCTTCCACCTATACAGCATCATTTTCATTACTGCCGTTCAACTATTATATACAATAGTAATTATACAAGTGAAGATTTTAGAAATGGAAATGTTTTAGGAGAAGAACAATATAAATCATTAGAACAATATCTAAAAAGTATGTCTTATAAAATTAACTCAAAATTATACAATAATGAAACTTTATCAGAAGAAGATAAGGAATATATACAGAATTTAGATAATGCATTAAAAGGAATGCCAATATATAAAGGATGGGTTAAAAGATGTGTTTATGTAAGAGTTAGTAAAGTTGTTTGAAGGATATTGTCTATATTTGATAATGAGCAAAGAATTGGACATTGGAATAGTTATATATCTTCATCACTAGAAATATATGATACAAGTTTTAAAATGATAATGAGGATAAAATCTAAAACAGGAAGAAATTTGTCTACATTAAATGATGAAGGTGGAGGAGAAATATTGTTTATGAGGAACACAGACTTTCAACTAATTGACATAAAAAATAAAAATGGTATAATATATGTTAAATTGGAGGAAGTATAGTATGGAAAATCCAGATAGAAAAATAGAATTAACTAAACAAGAAAAAAGAAGTAGTTTAAAAGCACAATTTTGGAACGATAAACAAGAAATAGATAAAAATACACCACTTATGAGAAAAATAGAAAAAATATGTAAAAATATAGATTTTAAAAATTAAAGATAGCACTTACTTAAAATAGTAGGTGCTTTTATTATGGAAAGAAGGTGAAAAAATGAACGATAGAGCAAAATATTTAGCAGTAGATGAAGAAAAAAATAACAGAATACAACATATAAGAGAATGTTTCTCAATTATCTATGATGAAATTGATTTAAAGTGCAAATCAAGCAGAGAAACATCATTAGCATTAACAAAATTAGAAGAAGCACAATTTTGGGCTATAAAAGGAGTAACAAGGGAGGAAAAATAATATGTGGTTATTAGTTTTAATATTAAGCATTAAATTACAAATGCCAACGTGGTATTGTATTATATTTACTATAATAACAATATTTAGGCCATTTATAGGGCTATTTTGTAATATTATAGAGAATGAAATAATAAAAACAACAAATAAAATTGATACACCAGATAAAGTATTAAAAGATACACTGGAGCATTCAATTAATAAATAAGTTATTAACATTTTATAATTATAAATTTTGGACGTAGACGTACGTCTATTTTTTATGCCTTTTTACTGGTTGTAGGCTATAAAGAACAACAGAATTTTTTATGTAACGATTTGGGCAAAAGAACAAATTGAGACAAGGAGAAAAAATGGAAGAAGAAAAGAAGGAAACTGGGGCAGAAATTACACCTGAAACAGAACCAGAAAGAGAAATCTCATTAGATGAATTATTAGCTAGTAATAAAAAATATCAAAGTGAGTACGACAAAAAAGTCGCACAAGCTATGAATACAAGACTAGATAATGAAAGAAAAAAATGGGAAGAAGAACAAAAAAACAAATTAGAAGAGGCTGAAAAACTTGCAAAGATGGATGCAGATGAGAAGAAAAACTATGAACTAGAACAATGGAAAACTAGGGCAGAGAAAGCAGAAAAACAAAATTCAATAAATGAATTAAAATCTGAAACTATTAAGCAAGCAACAGCAAAAGGAATACCATTAGATTTTATAACTTTTAATTTCGAATATGAGACAGCTGAAACAATAAAAAGTAAACTAGAAATACTAGAAAAAGCTGTAAAAAGCGAAAGAGAAAAAGTAATAAGCGAGTATTCCAAAGAGCCAGCACCACAAACAGGAGAAAGGGTAACTCAAAAAGATATTAGCCAAATGAGTTATACAGAATTGGCAGAATATTTAAACAAACACCCAGAAGTAAATTTATAAAAAGGAAGGTAATAAAAAATGGGAAAATTTGATTCAAAAAGCTTTAATGAAAAAGCATTTAAATACTCTGTAGATAGAGTACCAAACTTAAAAACAAATGAGTTAAAGAAATCAAGAGCTTTAACAGGAAATGAAGATATTAGAAAAGTATTTGCTGATGAAGATGGTACAGCATATGCAAGAATTGCAATGCGTGGACTATTAGAAGGTGATGCAGTAAATTATGATGGACAAACAGACATAACAGCAACATCAACAAAAACATTCGAAAGAGGTGTTGTAGTAGTCGGTAGAGCTAAAGGGTTTGTAGAAAAAGACTTTTCTTATGATGTAACAGGTGGAAAAGACTTTATGCAAAATGTTGCAGAACAAATAGCAGATTACAAAGATGGACTAGATCAAGATACAATATTAGCAGTATTAAAAGGAATATTCTCAATGACAGGTGATAAAAACCTAGAATTTGTGAACAAACACACAACAGAAGTAAAAGGAAATATTCAAGCAACAACATTAAATACAGCTACAAACAAAGCATGTGGAGCAAATAAAAAGAAATTTGCTTTAGTATTTATGCATTCAGATGTTGCAACAAATATTGAGAACTTAAATCTATTAGAACACTTAAAATATACTGACAAAGATGGCATAACAAGAGAATTAGATTTAGGAACATGGAATGGTAAACTAGTAGTAATTGATGATGATATGCCAATAAAAGATGTTGAAGCAACATATGCAAAAACAGCTGATAAAGCTATTGTAGTTGGAAAAACATATTATACAAAATCTGGAACAAAATATACAGCAGTTTCTAATCCGGTTGAAGGAAGCATCGGAGACTATTATGAAGTATCAGATGAAGCACACACAGAATATATAACATATATATTAGGTATTGGAGCTATTGATTTTGAAGATGTTGGTGTAAAAGTGCCTTATGAAATGGATAGAAATGCTTCAAAAAACGGTGGACAAGATACTTTATATATTAGACAAAGAAAAGTATTTGCACCATTTGGAATCTCATATGAAAAGAAATCACAAGTTTCATTATCACCAACAGATAAAGAACTTGAGGATGGTTCTAACTGGGATTTAGTAAATTCTGGTGAAACATCTGAAAAAGATAGAAGTTATATAAATCACAAAGCTATTCCAATTGCAAGAATAATTTCAAGAGGATAGTAGAAAGGGGCAATAGATGTTAGAACAAATAAAAAAGAGATTAGGAGCAAATTATATTGAAAATACAGATAATATAATACAAGACATCATAGCTGATATGACTTCTATTGCCTGTGATGCTTCTAATCGTAATAAAGAAGATATAAAGTTATTTCCATACATAAAAAAGGCAGTTATATCTGAATATAACGCTAGAGGAGCAGAAGGGCTATTAAGTCGTAATGAAGGTTCTATTTCAAGTTCATTTAATGATATAGAGAAAAAATTGAGAATTGATGTATCAACAATAAGGAGGTTGCCTTAATGTTATTACGAGATTTAACAGAGGTATATATATCAGAGTATGAAGAAATAGAGGACCACGGCGAAACTGAAAAGAAATGGAAATACAAAGGCATAGCTTGGTTAAACACGCAACAAGACGTTAGTGAATTAGACAGAAAATCGACTGGCGAAGTCGATTATAGTACATATAAAGCTCGTACGACTAAAGATTATGATATACAAAAAGGAGACGGAATATCATTTAAAGATATCTCGGAATTAGAGGAGTTTAAGCCTCAATATAAAGTGACCGATAAAAATAAAATTGGAAGTACTTATTTGTATATATGTGAGAAGGTGCAAGAATGATAAGTTGTAAAATTAAAGTGAAACATAATTTCAAGAATATAAATGCTATAACTCAGATATTGCCACAAATAGCCAAAGAGATAACTGAAGATGTACTAAAAAACATTCGAGGTTATGCAATAAGATTAGAAAAGGGTCATAATGAAGGTGGTATATTAGTCGAAATGGTTGATATGTCAACTAAAGAAGTGAAGGGGCGTGTTTATGCGGACCCTTCTAAATTTATGTCTAATGGAGTCTCGTATCTATTTTTTGAATATTTTGGAACGGGTGCAAATGCGGAGATGGAACATGTGGGAAAATCAAGACACTTTATAGAAAGTGGCTATACTGAATGGTTCCTGGTTCTAAGGTGGAAAAGGCACTGGGCTATCCAATAGTAAATATTCAAGGAGTAGATTTCTATATTGCTCATGGAATGAAGGCAAATCATTTTATGGGTGATGCTGGTTTTCAAAGTAGAGATGAGAATGTAGATATTGCTAAAAAGAAAATTGAAGCAATGCTAAAGGAGGTATGCAGACAATGAAAGATTTAAGTATAAAAGAGTTTTCTGATTTAGTTTATGATAAACTAAAAGATTTATATAAAAATAAACCAATTTTAAGTAATCCTAATACAGAAAGTAAGTTTCCAATATTAGAATTGCATACACCTTTAAAATCTGTAAATAAATCAGAAAATGCATTTCCTATATTTTCTACATTTCAAATATCAATAACTTGTTGGAATGCAAAACAACGTCAAGCTATGCAAATGACAGATGAAGTTGATACAAAACTTCAAGAATATAATTTTATAAGGACAAATACCAGTCCTGCAGTATATGACAAAATACTGCAAAAATACGGCATAACAATAACATTTGAGGTACGTTATAATTCAATAACGACCTCTTTTAATTTTATAAGATAATAGGAGGGATTTAAAATGGATCCAAAAACAAGTACAATGACAAAATTATTTCATGCTGATACACTATCTGATTTAATTGACTCAAGTAAAAGAAAACAAGTTGCTTTTGTACAAAGCATACCAGAATTTTTAAAAGCCCCAGAAGGAGTAACTTATAGTGCTTTAGATATTCCAGATGAAAGAATGGCAGAAGGAAGGCAAAAGGCAGAAAACCTAGAGATAGAAATATTATTTAAAGAAGACCAATATGATGAGCTAAAAGCCTTACAAACAGCAAAAACAAATGGATATTGGGCAATTCAACTATCGGAAGATACATCATCAACAGGTAAACCATTAACATGGTATTTTACTGGGACATGTTTTATTGGCATGAGTGAAATTGCTATAGATGATATGTTAAAATCAAAAATAACAATCTATAGAAGCTCAGAGATTAAAGAAAGCAAAGGCTTTCCAACAGCTGAGTAATTTTAATGAGAAGGTATAATGCCTTCTCTCTTTTATAAAGGAGAGAAAATAGAATGATAATAGAAACAAAAAATAAAAAAATTAATTTAGTACTAAAAACAAGAAAAATAGTAGAAATAGCTAATCTACTAAAAAATAAAAATTTTGAAGAAGCTTTTGTAAAAGCATATTCAATAATAGATCCAGAAACATTAGGTATATTAATATACAAATTAGCAGAAACAGAAGATGGATTTGCATTATTTAAAGACATAGATGAAGTTTATGACTTTATGGATGAATGTAGAATTGAAGGATTTAATTATAATGAACTATATAAGAGAATTGCAGAGGCTTTGAATGAAGAGGGTTTTTTCAAAAAGAAGATGTCAAAGAAAGACCTAGAAAGTTTGACATCAAATCCTTTATCAACAATAAATATGAACGAGATAGTTCAGAAATCAACAGAAAATGCAATGAGCAAAATAGCAGAACAACAATTTCAAGGCTACAAGGGCTAGATGATATAATAAAAGGCGTAAGGAACTCTAAAAATTTAGTTGAACTAATATATGCATTAGAGCCTCTTGCGTATTACTTTGACCTAAAACCTAGGGAATTTTGGAATGCAAGATACTCAGACATAAACATATATTGCCCAAGCCATATAGTAAAAGTTGTAGATGACCTAAAACGAGAAATAAACTTGCAAGAAGCAGTAACTAATAAATTGATAAGAGCAGATAGCATGAGTAGAAACCCTAAAATAGTACCAATTAGAGATAGTTACAAAGAGTTATTTAAAGAAGAACAACAGCCACAATCTCCAGAAGATATTATAAAAAGAATGAGAAATATAATGAAAGCAGAAAAAAACATGTAAAATTATACTGTTCGACAAAATTCGACACATTACATAGAAAATTAGTGATATAATTTATTATATATGAAGTAAAAGGAGATGAACTATATGAAATGTCCAAAATGTGGCAGTGAAAATGTAACAATTAATATGCAAGAAGTTGGAAGTAAAACTCAAAAGAAAAGTAATAGCATGGGACACAAGATGGCACATAGTGCCATGAGAGGGACAGCAGGGTTGTTTACTTTGGGACTATCTAATTTATTTATTCCTAAAAAATTAGAAGGAAAAGAAAAAACAAAAACAACATTGGAAAAGATATGTTTATGCCAAAGTTGCGGTTATGATTGGATCATAAAATAAGAATAACCAAATAAGACACTTACTTAGGTAGGTGTTTTATTTTTACAAAATTTTTGAAAAATTTAAAAATACCTCTTGACTTTTGTCAGACAAAATGATATATTTATGTCAGTCAAAAGTCGAGGAGGTGAAAATATTGACTAAAAAAATGGGAAGACCTACTGATAATCCTAAAAATAGTAGGCTTGATATACGCTTAGATGATGAATGCATAGAAATATTAGAGAAATACTCTAAACAAGAAAATAAAAGCAAAGCAGAGTCTGCTAGAATAGGAATAAAAAAATTAAAAGTAGATATAAAATAAGAGTTAATGTGGAATCGCCAAACTCACAACATTAACTCGCCCGACAGAGGTTAACTCTATCTATGAAATATTATATCATAGAATTGGAGAAATCTCAACTTAAAATACAAATTTTAAAGGAGGTTTCTTTTTATTATGCTAAAAATTTTTTCAAAAAAAATTAAAAAACCTCTTGACAAAGTAGCTAGATACAATATATAATTGTTGCTAGATACAAGAAAGGAGGAAATATGACAGAGAAAAGTAGGGCTGATTACTTTAAAGAACGAAGAAAGTCTACAAAAGCATTTTATGTAGAAATAGAAAAAGAGAAAATGGAAAAGCTAGAAAGCAATTTAAGTTCAAAAAGTAAAAGCAAGAAAGAATGGCTTAATGAGAAAATTGATGAAGAAATAAAAAAATAAAAGAAGAAACCCGTTACATATCTTGGCGGATACACGAGTTTCTTACAAGTAGAAATTTTACTTCCTACAAATATATTGTATCATGTAGGAACTGAAATTTCAAGTTAAAATTGAAAGGAAGGTTCTTTTTATTATGGAAATAAAAGAAAAAGTAAAGAATTATTACGCTGGAATGGGAGTTAAAGTAGATAATGACTACATAGAAAGAATATTAAAAGATAGCAAAAGAACCAATGAGATTATAAGACTTTACAAACAAGAAGAAGTAAACAAAATGAATATTATGTTTGATAAAGAAATTGGCAACTCCATTTTTACAAGAGAAGAATTAACATTTGCTAATCAATTTGACTTGAGTGATGAACATATTGAAGAAGTAGCTAGACTAATTTGGAAATATAGAAACAATAAAAGAGTATTAAAGCTAATGCAAAATATAGTTCAGACAGAAGGAGTAAATGATTACGATAACATATTGGGAGGTGCTATCAATGCTAACAATAACTAATTGGTGGGGAGTATTCTATGCGGTTATAGTTCCAATATTGATTATGATAATGCTAGCCTATGAGGCTGGAAGAGAAGAAGGGAGAATAAGAAATGCAAAGTCTAACAGAGTTCAATATAGAAAAAACAACGGCAGAAATTCTTATACTAAAAGAGCAAACAGCTCAAAATATTGTGGAAATAGGAAAAAGACTTATAGCAGTCAAAAGTAATCTACAACATGGAGAGTTTGATGAATGGCTAAAAAATAAGGTGGATTTTAGCACTAGAACTGCACAAAGATTTATGCGAATAGCAACTGAGTTTCCAAATACGACATTGGTGTCGTATTTAGGAACTAGAAAGTTATTAGCACTTGCTGGATTAGACGAAGAAGATAGAGAAGAAGTAATGCAGGAAAATGACGTAGACAAGATGACAGCAAGACAATTAGAACAAGCCGTACAAGAAAAGAAAAAACTAAAAAAGCGTTTAGCTGAGGAGCAAGAATATTCAAATAAACTTCAAAAATCAATTCAAGAAAAAGAACAAGAAATAAAAGATTTACAAGATAAAATTGATAAAATTCCAGTACCTGAAAAAGAAATTATTGAAAAAGAAGTTGTAAAAGAGGTAATACCAGAAAAAGTTATACAAGAAAAAGCTTTATTAAAACAACAAATAGAGAAACAAAAACAGCAATTAGTTGAAATACAAAAAAGAGCAGAAAAAGCAGAAAGCACCTTGAAAGGTATAAGACTAGAGAATAATCTTGCGAAAGATGAAGTGTATGACAATGCAAAACTAGATACGCTTATATATAACATAAACGACTTTTTAAATAAAAATTCAAAATACACATATTTAAAAGAAGATTTACAACACATTCCAAGTAAGAAAAGAAAATTTGTTGAGGAAAAAGTAAATTCAATAAAAGAATGGGTAATGCTTATGGAGCAGGCATTAGATAACCGACAAGATATTGTTGGTAATATGATTTATGGAGAAGGAGAAATAATAAAATGAGTGATATGATATTAAAAGAAAATAAAGAAGTTGAACCAAAAGATTTAAACATAAAAGACTTGATTAAAAGTCTTACAGAAAGTCAAACAATCATGAATTATGCTTTTGCAGGGTTCAAGACAGAAACAGAGCAAAAGTTCAATGAAGTCAATACGAAAATAGATGAGCATGATATCTTAATCAAAAAGAGAATCCAATTAGCACCAAATGAGGCAAAAATAGTAAAGGAAAAAGTAAAAGAAAAAGTTAAGAAAATTTGCGAAGATAATAATTTAAAATATTCTGAGATGAGATCTAGGATATTTCCTAGAATTTATGATGCAATAAACAATAAATATGCTGTTGCAACATATAGAGAATTACCAAGTTTTTATTTTAAAGAGATTTTACAAGATATTGAAACATTAACAATAGATGTAGCTGATTTAATTGACCAAGTTGCATAGTAAAAGAGAAAGAATATAGCTGATGCATCAAATTAGTGCATCAGGTCAAAATAGAAATGTTAATGAAGAAGATAAAAAAGATGGGGTCGTAAAACACGAGGTCATCGATAATTTAGGAAAGAACAATTATCAATAGATTAAAACTAAAGCACCAATTACTGGTGCTTTTTATAATGAAAGATATCAGAGAGGGGGAATGGCTTATCACTGTAGAAGAGATAGAAATCATAGTAACTGCAAAAGTAGAGGAAGCTTTAAAAGAGTTTCAAAAGATACTACCTGAAATGACTAAGATTATAAAGCAAGCACAAGAGCAATTAGCAAATGTAGATATGTCAAAGTTACAAAAGGCAGTAAAACAACAAATGCCATTATTTAAGAAGCAAATCCAAAACTTAAAGAAGAGCATTGAGAATAATGACATATATATAAAAATTAATAATAAAGATGCAGAGAAACAAATAAGTCAGACACAAAAACAAATAGATAGTCTAAATGAAAAAATAAATGCTCGACAAATGAAATTAAACATAATAAATCCACAAATTGATAAAATAGTGGACGATACAAGAAAAAATGTAACACCAGAAGGAATAAATCCAAACGACAAAGCAATGGACACAACTGTAAATAATGCTTTAAATGGTAATAAAGATTTTACGTCATTAAATAGTCAGGCACAAAAATTATATACAGAAATCGAAATGTATAATAAGCAACTTGACGTTGCAAAATCTAAAATGGCTGAATTAAAACAACAAACATCACAAACAGCAACTACTCAAAATAAATTGGGTAGTTTTTTTAGTGCATTTAAGCAAAAGATAGAACAGGTAAAACCTAGCATATTAGGAGTAAAAAACAATTTTAGCAAAATGCCTAATATTGGTCAAAATTTATCAAAAGCAACTCAAAGTATTACAAATAATATAAAAGGAATGGGGACAGGCTTTAAGAATGGACTTGGACAAGTTCTAAAATATGCAGGAGCATTATTTAGTTTAAGAAGCATTTATTCTGCATTGAGCAGTAGTGCAAATGCTTGGTTATCAAGTCAAAATGCACAAGCAAAACAATTAAGTGCAAATATAGATTATATGAAGTATGCAATGGGTTCAGCTCTATCACCAGTAATTCAATTTGTGACAAATTGTGTATATCAATTATTAAAGGCAGTTCAATCTGTAGTTTATGCTTTATTTAAAGTAAATATATTTGCCAATGCAAGTGCGTCAGCATTTAAAAATGCTCAAAAACAGGCTAAGAACACAAGTAAAAGCTTATCAAGTGTACATAGCGAAATTAATAATGTTGGAGACCATAACAGCGATGCAAGCCCTAATGTAGGAGATTTGTCAAGCATAGATAATCAGATGTCTCCGTTATCACAAAAATTGTATGACTTTTTTAAACCACTTGTTGATAGCTGGAATAAATATGGAGCAACTTTAATAGAACAAATAAAGACAACAGCTGGACAGATTGCAAGTTTAATTTCATCAGTATGGGAAAGTGTTGAAAAGTTAATTACAAATGGGACTGTATATACATCATTAGAATTAATTTTAGCAATTATAGGAAACATAGCAGAGGCTTTTTCAAATGCATGGAAATACGAGGGCAATGGAGATACAATTATTCAAACAATGGCAGACATATTAAATAGTATCCTTAATACAATAAGGGAAATAACGGCAAGTGAAGGTTTTCAAAAGTTTTTAAATGGGGTATCTAATGCTTTTTCTGGAATACTTACTTTTACAAAGCCAGTATTAGATGACTTTTTGAGTTTAATTAAGCCATTAAGTGAAATAGCTCTTTCAATAGCAGGAGATATTTTAAATTCAATAGGAAATGCTTTAAAATGGATTGGAGATAATGAAATTGCAGTAACAATTCTTGAATCTTTGGCTATAGCAATCGGTTTAGTTGTTGCAGGAATAAAATTATATAATTTTGTGCAGTCGGGAGCATTAGTAGCAACTTTAAAACATACTGCAGCATTAATTGCACAAGGAGTAGCATGGATAGCAGCTAATTGGCCTATATTATTAATTGTAGCAGCTATTACCGCCGTAATTGCTATTATAATTTTATGCGTTAAACATTGGGATGAAATAAAAGAGACGGTAACTAATGTTTGTAATAAAATGAAAGAAACAGTATCTAATTGGGTAAATAATGTTGGACAGTTCTTTTCAAATTTAAAAATCAACATTGTTAATAAAGTTACTGAAATAAGAGACGGTATAAAAAATAAGTTCCAAGAGGCATATAACGGAATAAGGAATATTTTTAGTAATATAGGAAATTTCTTTAATGGTATTTGGAAGAACATAAAAAATACGTTCACTAATTTAGGAACAAGTATAGGAAATGCTATTTCAGGAGCAGTTAAAACTGGTATTAATGGAGTTATTTCATTAATAGAGAAAACAATAAATACTGCAATAAGGTTAATTAATGGAGGAATAAAATTAATCAATTTAATTCCAGGTGTTTCAGTTGGAACAATAAATACTTTAAACTTACCAAGACTTGCAAAAGGAAATGTTGCCTATGATGAAACATTAGCTATATTTGGAGAATATTCAGGTGCAAGCAATAACCCAGAAATAACAACGCCACAAAATATTATGCGTGATACATTTGAAGATGTGTTATCTAATTATGGAGGAAACAGTAATAATAGACCAATTTATCTAACAGTAAATGTTGGCAATAAAAAACTGGGACAAATATTATTAGACGACTTAAGAGACACAACAAGAAGAACTGGAAAAGATATAGAAGCTTTAGTAGGAGGATAAAGTTATGTTATGGAAATTAAATGGTAAAATAATGAAAACACCAAGTACATATAAAGATAATATAGAAGATACAGACAATGACAGTTACACTTCAAAAGTAACAGGTGCATTAATAGACAATCCAATAGCAGTTCGGAATGCTAAAGCTTGAAATGTCTTGGGACTATTTAAGTGAAGAAGAAGCAGAAGAGCTTTTACAGGCAACATATCAAAACCCGATGATCATTACAGTAAAATGTCCAAGTGTACAAGGTGGCATGTTAGAAAATGCCAAATTCAGAGTAAGCAAAAGAACAAGTGAAATGCACCAAACAAGTAATGATGAAGACACTTCCAAATCAAAATGGAAAGTGTCTTTTAATTTAATGCAAAAAGAATTAACGGCACAGCAAAAAGCAACAGTAAATAAAGCAAAGGGGTTGAGCTAATGTACGAAACAAGTGAAAAATGGAAACAAAATATATATGAAAACACAGTTTGTGCAATGAATATTTACATAGACGATGTATTAGTAAATCCAGACTATATTTTAGACTTTAAAAAGGGCGGAAATGCATTTGAAGAAGAGTTCTGCTTAGGTGGTACACCAAGCCAATACGTTGAAATGAAGCTATATAAAGATAAAATGCCAGAATCTCTCAAAAAAATAAGAGTGGAATATGGAATTTTAATCAATCATGCATTAACAGTAGCGGAAGTAAATGCAATGTTGGTAGGAACATTAAATGGAATACCAGTCAAAAGCTTAAGTAGTAATGATAGTAGTTTCGAAATGATACCAATTGGAATTTATAATGTAGATGATTACACAGACAATGATGATAATACAATAACAATAAAAGCACTTGATAATATGATTAAATTTGAATTTAATTATGATGGTAGTGAATTAATATCAAAAGGTGAAGCAACATTATTAGAAGTTGCACAAGATATCTGTAAAAAAGCAGGAGTAGAATTAAATTCTACTTCTTTTTTAAACTCAGATAAGAAAGTAGCTGTTTATGATAATACTGTAACCGCAAGGAAATATATAAGTTATATTGCAGAAAGTGCTGGTGGATTTGCTTGTATTGATAGAAAAGGAAAGTTATGCTTTAGAAAATTCTATCAAGATGAAACAGAAATTCCTCTTGAAATATTTGGAGAATATAAATGGGGTGAAGAATTTAAAATTTCAAAAGTATCTTATGAAGATGGAATAAGAAGTTTTAAATTTGGAGATGACACAAGAAATAATCTTTGGATAAATCAAGAAAATATGTACATTGTTGATGAAGACCAAGTTCAAAAAATCTACAACGAAATAAAGGATTTGACATCAAATACTTTCGAGGGTAAGACTGTAATAGATCCAGCAATAGATCTAGGAGACAAGATAGTTATAGACGGGAAAAATGTTATTTATCAAGGCGAAATGTCATTAGAAGGAAGCTTTATTGCACAAATATCTAGTAAAATTCAAATAAAGCAAAAAGAAGAAACAACAGTAAAAAAAGAAAGCCAAAAAGTTGTAAATAGGAAAGTTCAAAGTAGAATAGATCAAGCAGAAGGAAAAATCGAACAATTAGTTGAAGAAACATCAGAACAAAGTCAAAAACTAACAAAAGTAGAACAAACAGTTGATAGCATATCTCAAAAGGTATCAGATATTGAAGACCTAACTCAAACAACGGAAGGAATAAAGACAGTAGCTTTAGCTAACTGCATAGAAGGTAATTTGTTAGAACTGCATATATATGGAAATAATACAGTATTTAATTATTTATTGATAGATGATAAATTAACATTAAATGACAATTTGTATTTAGAGGGAGATGACCTCATAAGTGTAACTGATAAAGATAACAATATAAAGACATATTCATTAGGAATAACAGAGGCGTTAAGACAAAATAACAAAGTATGCGATGAATTTGTTTTAGAAAATGGACAAGCTAAGGTTATTAGAAGAGTAAATAAGAGTGGGTCAACGAAAGCAAAGGAAAGCGTAGAAAACTTAGGAAAGCTTGAAATATCTCTAAAAGAAGGAACTAATACAATTACAATAAACAATTATACAGCAAAAATAAAAGCAAAATATGTAATAAAAAGTGCATATTCAGATACTTTTGCAACAAAAGTAGAAATGAATAGCGAGATTAAACAAACAAAGGAATCAATAGATTTATCAGTAAATAAAAAGCTAGAAGATTACAGCACAACAACAGAAATGAATAGTGCTATAAGTTTAAAAGCTGGCGAGATTACGAGTTCAGTAAGTAAAACTTATGAAACAAAAGAAAGTGCAACAAAACAATATTCTAATATCAAACAAACAACGGATAATATAACTTCTGTGGTTGGAAAGAAGGTTGGAAACGATGAAATTATTTCAAAAATTAATCAAAGTGCTGAGTCGGTATCAATAGATGCCAAGAAAATCAATATCAACGGAACTGTTTCAGCAAACGGGAATTTCTTAGTTGATACTGATGGAAATATGAAAGCTAAAAATGGAACATTTTCAGGGAATATAGATGTTGGAGAAAATAATTATCTGAGGTCAAAAGACAGTAAAGGGAATATATTAATGCAAATTGATAAAAACGGGACAGATTATTATTTTAATAATGTGCATGTTGGAAAAATAGGAACTGATGGTATTGAGACAGATTCATCTAAAAGAGGATTGCTAATTGCAATAGATAAAGATGCATACTTCTTAGGGTTAGGAAAGAATGATGATGATGGGGTAACTCAACCAATTTATACTTGGTACAATGTATCAACTGGCGACAATGGAACTTATGCAGCAAATACGCAGGGAAGAGTTCAAATCGGCAATGCAAATTGGGGATTTCTTGTTTCAATCTTTAAGAAATTGCTTGTTCATGGAAATGTATATGCTGAATCTTTTGTTAATACATCACTAGAAAGTCAAAAGAAAAACTTTGAAAAATTAACATTAGAAGAAGCAATAGATATTTTAAATAATACAGATATATACAAGTATAATTTAAAGAGTCAAGATGATATCAAGAAAAAGCACATTGGATTTGTAATTGGTGATAATTTTAATTATTCAAGTAAGATAACAAGTGAAGACAATGATGGAGTTGATAACTATTCAATGACATCGGTGTTATATCCAATTGTAAAAGAACAACAAGCACAGATAGAAGAATTAAAGAAAGAAATAGAAACGCTGAAAGGAGAAAAAAATGATTGAAATTGACTTTCAAAATGGTAAAACTAAATTAAATAAAGAAATGTTTGATACTTTTCAAAATAATATAAAAATGGCTATAAATGATGCAATTTTAGAAGTCAAAAAAGCAGAAAATCCGGTTGGACATATAAGAATGGAAACAACAAATATTAATCCAGCCACATATTTAGGATTTGGAACATGGGTGTTATGGGGAAGTGGAAGAGTACCTGTTGGAGTCGATGCATCAGACAACGACTTTAAAACAGTCGAAAAGGCTGGAGGTTCAAAAACTGCAAATATCTCACATACTCACACAATAGCAAGTCATAATCACGGAGGAAACACTGGAAGTACAGTACTAACAGTAAATCAAATACCAAAACATACACATGATATTTGGCAGACTAGCGGAGGTTCTGCACAATCAGTGGAGGCTAATGCGTTGTCTGTAGCTACTGCTTGGAGTAAAACTTTAAGAAACGTGGAAAATTTTGCAAAGAGTAAAGGTGGAGGTGCAGGACACACTCATACAATTTCTGCATCAGGACAACAAACAACAAAGTCTGCAGGTTCTACATCACTGTCGTTATTGCAACCATACATAACTTGCTATATGTGGAAAAGAACAGCATAGGAGGTTTAAAATGAGCGAAACAACTAATTTAAAATTATTTAAGCAGGACAATCCAACGACAAATACAAATAATTTTGATATTGAAAAAACATTAAATGACAACTGGGACAAGCTAGATGAAAATGCTGGAACTACAAACAAAAAACTAGAAAGTTTAGAAAAAGTCGATAGCACAACAAATGAAACTATAACAGCAATACAAGAAGAACAAACAACACAGAGGGAAAATATAGAGAAAAATGCAGAGGGTATAGCACAGAATAAAAAAGATGTTGATGAAGAGTTGACTAAAATAAAAAAAGAAAATAGTTTGCTGAAATCACAAATACCAACTGGAACAGCAAGTGGAAACAGCATACATTTAGAAGATAGCTCAAATATGGATTTTGAGTGCAAGCCAAGAGGTGGAAGCAGGCAAGCTACAAGAAGTGGAAAGAATGTAATTAATGTGAAAACAACAGTGCTTTCAACTTATAGTTCGATAGGAAAAGATGATTGGATAACAATCGAAAGAACTAATACTGCTGAAACAGAAGATGCTTTCTGCAATTTTTTTACAAAATTGACTAAAGAGTTAAAAACAGATACAACCTATACAATAATATGCGAAATAAAATCTGTAACAACAACTTCTGGCGGATATTTAAGTATTACAAATGATTCAACAAGTTTTGCTTTTGGTGCAACTACACCATCTAAACCTCTTACCGAATTAAAAGCTGGAGATATTATTATTAATAAGTTAAAAACTAAAAGTGATTTTACAGATGGAACTAATGTATTAAGAACCTTTGTTGCCGTAAAGCCCCAGTCTTCAGTAAAAATAGTTTTTAGATTATCTGTTATCGAAGGCGATATAACAGATAATTCATTTGAGTATGAATCTTATGGGGTATCTCCATCACTAGACTTTCAAAGTGAAATAAAAAATGTTGGAGATAATATTAATTTATTAAATAAAGATACAGTTGATGCCTCGAA